ATTGAGAAGTTGTTTCTAACAACCAACGGCATCAAATTGGCAAACAATGAATATCTTATTGATGGGTTAAGCGATTACCTTGCTGGCATTAACATAAGTTACCACAATGATGATTTCATCACATTTGCAGAACTTGAAAGGATTTATCGTGAGTTCCATAAACATGGTGTAAAGGTGCGCATCAACACAAATATCTGGCGAGGCAATCATGATACCTTTGATTCCATGACAAAGTTTGTGCGAATGCTTACAAGAGATAGTTTTCTCCAAGTATGCGACGAAGTGCGTGTTTCAAACCTAATCCCAAAGGATTCATTCAGTGTCAATGACATAAACAATGACACATCGTTAATCTTGTCAAATGAGGAATACGAGAACCTGTTCACAAAGTACCTTGCGTTTGAGGGTATGAGCAAGGCAATCTTTATAAACCCGAAAGCATTAGGTTTTGTGAGGTATTATCTTATTCCGTCAACAGTACCCGTAATTCTTAACTGGAACATCGGCAGTACAGTGAGTGACCAAGTATGCGAGAATAGTCTTGGAGAACGGCAAATTAACACATTCAAGTGTCTTGTCAATGGCGAGATTTCCTTGTCTTGGAATACTAACAACATATTAAAACTTGATTGATTATGAATAACATTGCAACAACTATCGAGCAAAGCAAACATTTGCTTGAGCTGGGGTTAGGTATCAATAGTGCTGATATGTGTTTATGTAAGACCGCACAAGACACTTGGTTTTTATGTGCAGGTACCCCAGGTGAATATGATGCACATACAGTTCCCGCATGGTCGCTCACCGCATTGCTTGAGGTGATGCCGAAAGGAACAGAGTTGGTGAAGATGCAGAATGATGCTTATGGACTCTACTACGAAGTTGACTATATGTTTACTGACTACGAAGATAGCGATCCTATTACCGCAGCCTACGAAATGGTGTGCTGGTTGCTTGAACAAGGACTGATTAAGAAAGGAGGAAATAATGAGTAATATTAGAGTAACAATAGACCTGGATGACAGTAATCTTGCTGGCTGTCAGATCCTGAAAGATAATCATGTAGAACAGTTTGAGAATTTGCCAAGACAGGATCAGATTCACATTTGCAACAGCTTTGTGCAATTCTACCAATTATTCTCAAAGGTGATTGAAGAAAACTAATATGGCAGCAATAGATAAAATCTATGTGAAAGACATCAAGCAGTATGATGAGTTCGCCGATTGGTGCAAGAAACAACCACCATTGGCTGACAAGTATGGTGTTCAGGTATTATTGACGAGGTATTTGCATGATAGGCCAGTCAATGAATTACTCACTAATTTTTCAGCTTTTATGGCACCGTACTACGTGGATGCCTATGTAATCCGTAACTGTCCTCTTGATTATATTCAGGATGAGCTGAAGCTGAACTATGGTTCGTCCTATCAGGATATCAAGGACGGCAAGCTGTATACATCCCCTTTGACTGACACTGAATATGAGATAGGTAGACATTATACATGTATCATGCGACCCTATTATGGTAATGTAAACAAACCCATCAAAGGCAGATGGTTTGTTGATGTCATTTTACCAAAAGGTTTTCCTCATTTTATCTGGCACCATGATACAGGCGGTATAGGCACCTGGGATTTCAGTGACGAGTTTGTCGCATGTACTTGGGCAAGTTCCGGTACTACATGTCCTACGGTAAAATCTATTACACGTAGGATTCAAAAGTGGATGTTGCCTGTGGGATCTAAGGTGATACTTAGCGGTAGGTATGTAGGTGAAGAATATATATTTTTAATAAGGAAATAACCATGAACCAATTCAACGTACTTAACTGGGACATCAACCACAATGAACTTGAGTCCTATGATGTACTTCCTTATTTCCGCAAGTGTTATGAGGAATGTAAGAAGAAAGATAGACCTGTGACTAAAGATGAATGGAAAGAGTTCGTCAAGTCTAAAGGTATGTACAGATATTGGGCAAATGCTGTATACGAGTTTGAGGTATCACAATGGCCTCATAGTAAGGACAGAAACAATGACAAACACATTAAGATCGATATCTGGCAACAGATTGAGATGAACCTTGCCTTGATTGTTGAACTATTAATGAACGAGTTTAAGAAATGAAGATAGTACCATATAACTATTTGGATGATCTGGAGAAGGAGGAAGCTGTGGGTATTGAATCAATGTCAATCACTTACATCCAGCCAGCAGACACCTGTTCTGACAGGGATGATGTACAGACAATCAAGATTACAACCCAAACAGGGTGTTCCTATGACAAGGAAGAGTTTGACCAAGGCAAAGAAGGCTACTACTTTGACATAGAGATACCCGAAGGACACTGGTCAGTAGACAGCGGTGAACAGCTTGCAGCACTAATTGATGATTTCAAGCAGAGAATTTACTTAAACCAACTGAATAAGAAAGATGAGTGATAACCAGAAATACATTCTTGTAACGTGGCCAGAGAGCCAGATGCTGATGGACAATGGCAGGTTTAATGAATGCTTGTTTATCCAGGATATCGACGGACATAATGAAGTTGGCTCAAGTGCTTACATGTGTCCTGAAGATTTATACAATGAGATTTTTGAACATAACATACAAGAGAATAAAGAAGATCAGCATGTTTGATATAATTGTTAAAGACATAGAAACAGGTCGTGCATTGGCTATGGTTAAAGATACTTTTACCATGCCTTGCGAAGGTGAAGATTTAGAGATAGGCGGTGAGCATTGGAATGTTGTAACATCTGCCTACGAACCTTCATTAATTGGACTCAGTACCGATACTCATGTAGTTTGGGTGGTTTCTACAGAAAGGAATAAGCATGACATACAAGAGAGCAGAGGAGATACTCATTGAGTACAACAAGTGGCGCAGTGGTGACCACGAGCCATGTGATTTCAAATATTCCAGCCTTGAGCTTGGTACAGCCATTAACTTGGCAGTCCATGCACTGTGGCAAGCAGACAAAATTCAGGGGATAATACTTTTCGGGAAAGGAGGAGACCCTAATGAGCTTTGTAGTTGATTTCAGTGGATTGTGGAATGGCGCAGATTATAGCAGGGTTAGAATCCTGGATGAAGGCCACCAAGAAGGCGATAATTATGTTTATAAGATTGAAGTGTTGGATGGTCCGCTAAAGGACGAGTTGAATAGATTGAAAGGAGGAACAAAGCATGACTGAGGAGGAATACAAAAGAATCAGTGAACGCGGCTTTCAGGCAACACAATTGAAGCATGAAATTGAGGAGACAACGCGTGTAATCAGCAGCATTGAACGTGGACAATATCAGGTTGATGTGTATATAGATTCATGTAAAGTCTCACATGAACTGGATGATGAATGTATCACTAAAATAAGGGCTCTTGTCCTTAAACACTATCAGAACAAGCTTCGTGAAGCTAAACAAAAATTTGAAGAATTATGAGCAGAACATTACATGTGGCAAAGACCTATAAGGTTGAATGGGAAGGCACTTATGCCTTTAATCGTAAGGACTATGAGTTCCGTATACTGCTTAATGAACTCGGTGTAGGAGTATGCAGTATGGCAGACAACGAGGACTACCTTGATTTTGAAGTGACAAAGGAAGACTGGCAAAAGGCAATCAGTATCCTCAGCAAACCAACAGTTCCAGACGGCATCAAGGATGCATTGGGTGAGCTTGAATGTACGCAAGAAGAGACTCTTGGAGTATTTAAGCAATGTCTTGATAAGGCGGAGCCTGATGATACATGGATGCATTTCAGTTTCTTTTAATTATGTACTGTGTAATAAAGAAACGGGAATGTAGGTATGCTATGACCATTACCGTCGAACTTGATAAAGATTTTGACCACGCAGAGGGCATAAGAGAGTATACCGCATGCTGCTGTAAGACTGACCCAGAATGGGGAAGAGTGCCTTCTGGGCCGGAATGTATATTTGAAAGAAATGGAAACGTACAAAGTAACAATCAAGGATGCGAATAATGACCATGTACTGCACACATCAATCACCACAGACCAGGACTTGGATTATGTTTGCAGTCATTTTGGTCTTGAGGAACCTGATGTTGAGTGGTACACAATAGAGAAAGAAAATGAACAACGAATTTAGAGAGAGATTGCTGGATTGTCTTAATCATAAAGGTGAACTGGCAATAGTGTTTGAAGAGGATAATAAGCAACAGTCACACATTTATGTTGACGAAAACAACTGCAAAGTGTATCATATGTATAATCTCGCTGGAGTGTACAAAGGTTCAACATTAGTGTTCAATAGGAAGCAGTGGATGATGAGACTTGCTGGACCTGACAGAGTCAAAGAGCTGAACGCGTCCAAAAAGGCTGTGTATGATGCCCTTGAGAAAATTGAGAGTGTGCTTGGCGAGGTTCCAGTAGCTGAAGAACTGCGCAATGCTATAGAGGGTTTAATGATTAATACGGATAAAGTATTGTCATAAATAAACTAATAGAGGAATAACAATGAAGTGCCGAAGTAAGAATAGAGAATGTGAGTTTGCCGAAGACTTGCACCTTACTGATCAAAACACAGGCAAAGATCTTTTGTTTACAATGTGCCATGCGAGTCAGAAAGGTATGCCCTGCCCCTATCATTGGTATGCACCAAATACAGATAATATAAACAATGTAAAAGATACAAAAGATGAGTAAACAGAAACATGCGAGTTTTACTAATGCGCCGAAGACATCAAGTATACCAGATATAAATAGTATCAGTCCTGTGTACGGAATTCAGGAGATTCTGTATTCTTCATTTGCTGCAACTGATATTAATATTCTGACTTATCTGGTTGCAAAGGATCTGGTAGTCAAGTTTGCCGAACCTGTGGACACTGATGAGGAAAGAGCTGAAATGATACAGAGTGCCATCAGGTATGCCAAGGAGTTTGTTAGCGAACTAAAAGAGAATAACAAATGACAGACAAAGATATAGGCTTACGTGAATCAGCCAAACTGTTTGCTGAAACAATGGCAGAGAAGTATATCAAAGAAGATGATATTAAGAATGGCATTCTGATGATAGTATCAGAAAACGGAGGAGTTTCTTCTGCTGTTATAGGCAACGGTAATGTGCTTGCTAATGACTTAGCTAATGCCATGCTCCAAGATAAAGATATTGACACAATAGTCAATAGCGCATTTCTCGGTGTACATGGTAAGAGGTTTTATGAAATTGTGAAAGCAAAGATCAAGAATAATGAAGATTTACCTGGCTTCTCCTCTTGACCAACAATACAGGGATACCCTGAATAAGGCCCATGGAATGCTGGTTGATAAAGGCTTTGATGTCTATGTGCCTGTAACTCAGAGAATAGAGCATGCTTGGGAATGGCCCAACAATGAGTGGGGCCTTCAGGTATTTAGACGTGATGTGGATGCTATACAGAACTGTGATTTCATGGTAGTATTGAATTATGGTCGTCAGGAAACCACAGCAGGTACAGCATGGGAGCAAGGATTTGCTTACGGTATAGGCAAGAAAATCCTTCTTGTAGAAATGACTGACAATATTCAGTCTCTCATGGTGGCTAACGGAAGGTTTGCTACAGTAAAAGGGCTTGAAGGCTTGGACAAATACTGGTTTCAAGACCCTCAGCCTTTAAGAGTTGAAACAGAACAGAAATAATAAAAAAATTATGAAATATAAACTGATTCCCTTCAACATGACACTGGCACAGAGAATCTCTGATGGTAGTGTACGTGGCAGGGTTATAGCAGACAGTGATGATCCTTTTGATTTTATGGGTGAATCCGACGTTAAGAACCTATGCCAAACTGAAAATGGGTATATGTTTACAGTTGGTGATGAACATTATACATGTGATAAACATGGTAAGTTTCAAACGCCTTTCTCCAAGCATGGATATCTGCAAATCGGGATTCCTGTAGAGAATTCCCGTGATGCTGACTGCTGCAATGCCAACTCCGGTATAAAGGAAATGCAGGAACTGCAGAAGGAGTTGCAGAAAGACGGGCACTATCACAAGTGTAAGATAGAACCTATCGAGTATATCCTTGCCAACAACCTCGGCTTCTGTGAAGGTAATGTGGTGAAGTATATTACACGCTATAAAGACAAAGGGGGTGTTGATGACTTGCGCAAGATCAAGATTTATGTGGATTATTTAATTGATGAACTAACTAATAAAGACTAAAACAATGACATCTCAAGCATTAAATTCAATTAATTTGTACAGAGGTCAGGACCCTTCCAAGATCAAACAACTGCTCAGAATTCAGAACAGTTCTGTAGTTAATGAACTGTTGGAGCATTACAAGGCTTCAGACATCGATGAACTGGCAGTCAAACTATCCATGGATATCTGAAAATCAAGAACATGGAAAAAGGAATATTATTCTTCCTATGGCTTTGCGGATTGATGCTTGTGTTAACATTGGTTGCACAAGCGTTATCTGCGCCTAACGATATACTTGTCATCATCGGTATTATTGGTGGTATTGTATTCTTTTACATCTCGGTGAAAACCAGATGCTTTACGAAAAATCCGTTTTTACAAACTAAAAACAAAACAAAATAAAATGAAGAAGATTAAGTTTTTCGCCATTGCTCTGATGTGCATGGCAATGTGTGTAATTAATTCAAGTTGTGTTGAGCGTGTTGATGCTGGTTACGAAGGCATCAGGGTAGAACTCTTTGGCTCTGATAAGGGTGTCAACGATGTGGCTATGGTCACTGGTTGGGTGTTCTATAATCCTTTCACTGAGAAGGTGTTTGAATACCCCACATTTGTCCAAACTGTGGATTATGAGCCTTTTACTATCAATGCTAAAGATGGCTCTGAATTTACTATTGACCCTAATGTGAATCTCAAGATTCAGGATGGCAAGGCGCCACAAGTATTCAGAAAGTACCGTAAAGAACTTGCTGATGTTATCAATGGTCCTATCTTCAAGCACATTAAAGATGCTTGCCGTATAGAAATCAATAAGTTCACTACCGATGAAATTGTATCAAATAGAGAGGCGGTAGAAAATGCTATTGAGAAGAGGTTTACATCACTTATTGCCAAAGAAGGATTTATTCTTGACCAGTTTACTTCAGGTCTGACATATCCTAAGACCATTGTAGAAGCTGTCAATCAGAAGAATAAAGCTATTCAGTTGGCGCAAAAGGCAGAGAATGAGGTTAAGGTTGCAGAGGCAGAGGCAAAGAAACTTGTAGTTGCAGCAGAAGCTGAGGCTGAGGCTAACAGACTCAGAACTCAGGCATTGACACCTCAAGTACTGGAAAAAGCGTGGATTGACAAATGGGATGGCAAGCTTCCTGTCTATGGTCAAGTTCCTACTATTTTCAAGGACATCAGTAAGTAAGCTAATTCTTTACAATCGTACTAATGGAATTCATCATATCATTCCTTGTCACGTTCTTGATTGGGTATTGGTTATTAACACACCATTACAAAATCGTTGGTAGAACATGGGACAGACAAAATCGTGAATACAAGAAAACATATGACAAAGTAGATGCAAAAGTTTGGCATCTTATTTTATTGCTTTTGATTTCAAGTATTCCAATATTTGGCTTTGTAATGGTTGCGATCGTTCCAGTTTGTTGCTATAGTATAGAAGAGGATCGTTTTTATATTGTTGACCCCAATAAAAAGAAACCATCTTCTATGGACAAGTTGTTAAAACAGATTGTTGATTTCTTTAATAAAAAGATATGAACATAACCAAAGTTGATGAGGTGCATGAGCTGCTTGAAACATTCTCGAATATAAGAGATAAGCTTAACCAGCTTGACAGAATCCTGGCTACTGACAGGGATAAACACCACAAGAGAAATCTTGGTGGGTTTTTGGTTTCTCCTGAACTGTATTGCAGTATCTGTGAACAGATCAGGAAGGAATATCAGGAGCATTACAATGAGCTCAAATCAAAGTTAATACAATTATAAATAACCGATTGAAGATTTTATAAACAGACATTATGGCAAACAATCAGACTAAGAAACAGGTAAAGCGTTGGACAGCAGAAGAAGATAGGCGTTTGCTTCAGCAGGTAAGGGTGTTTCCACAGAATCTACATAAGTGTTTCATCACTGTGGCAGAAGTGACTGGAAGAACTCCTACTGCATGTGCAAGCCGTTGGTATACAAAACTAAGTAAAGACCCTGCCAATGCAGTATTCCTTACTGTGTCCTCAAGACACAAGATAATGAACCGTAAGAATGGTAAGGGTGTGCGTTCAACACCAAGTCTGTTTCAGCGTATCCTTAAACTCTTAAAGTTCAGCTGACATGATTACCATCGGTGACTTGGATAAAATCATCACCCAGTGGAAACTCAAGTTGGCTGAACCTGTGAGTGATGAGTATGATGCTATCTATAATGATGCCATCAATGATTGCCTCTATGACATCAACAATCTTATTGAAGAAAGGATTGCTGAAGAAGAGAGAGCTTATGCTTATATGAACGAAGTATAATCAATTGACAAATGACAAGAGAAGAGATATATCAAAGATGCGAGCAGGAAATAGATCGTACTAATGGCGTTCTGCTTGAGTCAGGCACAGGGACAGGCAAAACAAAAATAGCAATTATGCTCATCAACCGTTTGGCTGATGTGGCTAATGCAAAGACTGTCTTGCTGCTTGTAGCAAAGAAAGTACATAAGCAGACTTGGAACAGTGAGTTCGAGAAGTGGGGACTGAATGACAGTGTACATGTAGTAACCGAATGTTATGAGTCATTGAAAAAACATAAGGATAAATCCTATGATGTGATTGTGCTTGATGAGTGTCATCATATTCAGAGTGATCTCAGGATTCAGCTGCTTAGTAAAGTATCCTTTAACTACATGCTTGGACTTAGTGCAACCATACCCAAGAATTTGAAGAAATATCTTACAAACACTTATCATGTGGGTTTAGTGAAATGTTCTTTACAGGATGCCATTGAGGATGGTGTTCTGCCTGAACCTGAAATCATGTTATTGCCTTTGCAGCTTGACAATAAGATTAAGTCTGAAGTGCTGGAAATCAATCCCAAGAAACCTGGAGTTGTCCAGCATGATGACTATGAGCATCTATGGAAGTACAAACGTAAGCATCATGCGTTCCTCAAGTGCACCAAGAAACAGAAGCTCCAATACATGGACATGCAGATACTCTATGCCAAGAGACTGTATATGTCTACCAGGACTGTCAGTCTTGAAAGAAGATGGCTTAGGATGTGTGGTGACAGGTTGAAGTATCTGGCTGAATGTAAGAATAATCTTGTTAAGCAACTGCTTGAAAAGTTGTCTGACAGACGTGTACTTACTTTCTGTTCCAGCATTGAGCAGACTGAGATACTTGGTAAGAACTGCATCCATTCCAAGAACAAGATGGCTGATGAGGTCTTGAGTGATTTTAATGAGGGCAGAATCAACCATATTACAGCTTGTCAGATACTCAATGAGGGAGTTAATCTGAAGTCTTGCCAGTATGGAGTATTTGCCAACATCAATGCTTCTGACATCATCAAGGTGCAGCGTGTTGGCAGAATCCTCAGGCATGAACATCCTGTGGTGATAATCCCTTATTACGAGAATACCCGTGAGGAGGAGATTGTGAAGGAATGGGTTGATGCTTATGATGTGAAATTAGTACATAAGTATAACAGTTTAACAGATTTGACAGATGCAATTATCAATCGATGAAAGACAATGTTCCAAGTATCATCTGACTCCGCAACAGTTGCTTGTGGCTCTTGCTGTAAGAAGCACCGAAGACTTCAAGGCATTGTGGAAGGATCTGCTGCAGAGAGAGGTGATTGTCAAGCATGACGGGCAGTGGATGATAACACAGCGTTGGAATGACAGGGTTGACGACATCCTCATGGAATCCACAGGTAAAACAGAGAATGAGGACAGGCTCACAGAGCTTGCCAAGAAGATGCGTAAAGAGTATCCTGACGGTAAGATTCCAGGTACCAGCTATTATTACAGGTGTAATGTGGGTGAAGTGGCCTCCAAGCTTAAGAGATTTTTCCTCAAGTACGGCAGTTATAGTGATGATGAGATCATCGCGGCAACTAAGAGGTTTGTGAATGACAAGAAAGGTGATACTTATCTTCCGCTTCTCAAGTATTTCATCTGGAAACAGAAGACTGTGCGTGATGAATGGGGAGTGGGACATGTTGAGGAGGTCAGTACTCTTGCTACCTATCTTGAGAACAGTCAGCAGGAGGGGAAGAAGGAAGGGAAGGCGACTAATGATGACTCTTGGCTGTTCAGCAGCAGGAATTAACCATGGGACTGATTAACAGAGTTCTTGACAATCTTGAAGAGAGAAGGCAGAAGGTGCTTGATGGAGGTATTAACTGCATTCCGTCACCATTTGTATCTTTCCGTAGAGATTTTCCTGGTATAGAACAGGGACGCTATGCTGTTGTTACAGGTGCCAGCAAATCAGCCAAGAGCCAGATAACAAACTACCTGTTTGTCTATACCCCGATTCTTTATGCTTATCAGCATCCTGAACAAGTAAGGGTAAAGATATTCTATTTCCCATTTGAGGAAACTCCCGAGAACATAACCCTCAGGTTCATGTCTTATCTTTTATATACTTTATCAGGAATGAAGATAAGGATATCCCCGATGGACCTTAAATCTACAGACTCTGACCATGTGCTTGATCAGAGCATTCTGGATATTCTGCGCAGTCCCCAGTATCAGGATATCCTGCAATTCTACGAGAGCCATGTACTCTATCTAAGTGACCGTAATGCTACAGGTGTCTATAAGACCATAGAAAGATATGCTGAAGAGGCAGGTACTGTACACAGGAAAACAATCACCATTGAGAACAGTACTACTGGAGTCAAACAGCAGAAGGAAGTCTTTGATTATTATGAGCCCAAAGACCCTGATGAATATGTCATCATTATCTGTGACCACGCATCCATACAGACTCCAGAGAGAGGTATGGATCTGAGGGAATCCATCAATAAGATGTCAGAATATATGATGATTGCCCGCAACAAATATCATTATACGCCTGTACTTGTGGTTCAGCAGAATCTTGAGACTACGGGATTAGAGGCATTTAAGGAAAAGAAAATCTTGCCAACACTCGCAGGACTGGCTGATAGCAAAAATCCTGGAAAGGACTGCTCGTTAATGCTTGGAATCACTAATCCTTTCAGTTTTGAGCTGCCTAGATTTCCTGATAATGCACAGGGGTATGATATCACCAAACTCAAGGGTAATGCTCGTTTCCTTAATGTTGCTTTGAATCGCGATGGAGAATCCAATGGGTTATTGGCTTTATACTTTGATGGAGCAACGAACTACTTCACTCCTTTGCCTAAGTCCACAGACATGGCTAACATGAAGAAAGTCTATGACTTAATACAAAGGAATGAATCCGCAAGAACCTAACAGGTTCATTTCATATTTTATAACGTAAAACAAATGTAGTGGCAAGGGTATTAGTATTGCTGTACTTTTGTCACTATTCATCATTTATTGACAAATTATTTAAAAAAGAGTAGAAGAAAATGGCAGTCATAGTGGCTATCCTCGGCCCCTCAGGGGACGGTAAAACAACCAGTACCATCATCAATCCCGATGGTAAGTTTGACCTTGATAATTATCAGGGTATGGATCCTAAGTCTCATTTCATCCTCAATCTTGACAGGAAAACTTTGCCGTTTCCTGCTGGTATGTGGGGAACTGAGCAACGTAATTATGTGGAACCCAAGAACTTTGATGAAATCCGCAGTGCCTTGGCTTATTGCGCCAAACAGAAGGATATCAAGTCAGTGGCGATTGACACAGTGAACATCTATCTTGCTATGAAGGAATTCAATGACCGCAAGAAGATGTCATTTGACCAGTGGCGTGAAGTCAGCAATGATATCATTGAGCTGAACATGCTCTGCAACAGCACACTTCGTGATGATCAGGTTGCCTATATCTTTGGGCATACCATGTTACAGACACAACAGGATGGCACAGAGAAGATGGTGTTCAGCGTCATTGGCAAGAAGCTGACGAAGACCCAGCCTGAGGGCTTTTACCCCATTGTCCTGATGACTCGCGTGGATTATGGTGATGATGGAGACAACAAGTATCTGTTCCAGACTAAAGCCAATCACAGTAGTGCAAAAACACCGCTTGGAATGTTCAAGGATTTTGAGATTCCCAATAGCCTTAAGCTGGTAGATTCAACTATCAGAAAGTATTATAAAATGAACTAATCGTCTTTAAGACAAACAATAAAACATTAACAAACAAATCATTAATCAAAACTAAACAAAATGGAGAAGCGAATTTCAACAAGAGAGTTGGCAGCAATCAAGCGTATTGCCATGAATGTAAACCCCCTCGTCGTAAAGAAGAACAAGGCCAAGGAGAAGATTGACCAGTGGACTAAAGAGTATGAGGCTCTTGACAAGGACATTAAGGCCTATGAGAGCGGCATCATTGCACAACTTGGCCTGCGTACTGAGCAGGTAGTTACCAAGGTTGTGGAGCCTACTGGCAAGACTGACAAGAATGGCAAGGAGGTTAAGGCAACTAAGTACATCATCAACCCCAATGTACGCTTTGACAGTAATACCAGCGAGTATGTTGTCACCATTAAGGATGAGAATGACAAAGAGGTTGCTCCTGTCAATGAGAATCCTGTGCAGGAAGTTGTAGAGCAGGCTGTAGATGAGTGTGCAGACCCTGTGATTGAGGAGCAACAGGAAGTTGCAGAGCAGCCTGAGGAAGTTCTTGAGGAGTCATTCCAGTTTTAATCAACAATAACTTATTAGACGTTTAATAAAAATTTATTACAATGAAGAGTAGTTTCAGTTTTCTTACCGTAGGTAAAACCGCAGTGTCAACAGAAGCAGGTGAAGGCTTCAAGAGGTATATCGGTCTTGCATCATCCTATGTGATTGCAGTCAATCCCAATGCCAAGGAGCTTGAGAAGATTTATGGACGTGAGATGCCTGAACCTGAGTACACAGGTGAGCGTGATGGAGTGAAGTTTGCACGCATTGACTTCATCCTCAAGACTGACCCTGAGGTAAACAACGGTATTGAAATCATCAATAGGGCCAGTTTCTTTATCCGCAATGAGTCTGCCATCAGTCGTGATGGTATGAGCCAGCAGGTGATTGACATCTATGGCAACACCACTTGGGGCAACATTGAGGATGTCAAGGCAAAGAAGCCGCTGTTGACCAAGAACGGCAATCCTGCCAAGATTGGTCCTGTTTACCGTCCCTGTTACAACGGTGAGGCTGATTTGGTTGCTTTCCTGAAGGCTTATTTGGTAGTGCCTGAGGTGTTCACTTATCCTAACGGCAAGTGGGAACTTGGAGCCAATGCTGATGAGGGCAGGTTCCAGTTGGACAGCATCAAGGATTATTTCAACGGCAATGTCAAAGAGCTGCGTGATGCCATTGCCATGCAGCCCAACAACAAGGTGAAGATGCTCTATGGTGTCCGTACCACCGATGACAACAAGCAGTATCAGGATGTATGCACCCGTGGTGACATGATCCTGCCCAACTACAGCAATGCTGTTGACAGGCTGGAGAAGCGTCTTGCCGAGTATAAGAGCAATGGTTCATGGCCTAATACTGAGTATAAGGTCTGCGTACTTCAGGAGTATGTTGTTGAGCCTACCAATCTGGAAAATGCTGTAGGAGACGATTCTGCAGCAATGCCCTGGGATTGAGATAAGTAATCAGTTCACCTTAAACAGCGTAATGCCATGACAGTAGGCAAAACTTCAAGAAGCATTACAGTAGATGATGTCCTGAGCAGATGCAATGAGGCGGATATAGTGGGAACATACTTCGGGGTGACTAAGATACCCTGTAAGATGAACTCGCCCTTAAGGATAGATAAACATCCGTCTTTTGCATTCTATGCTAATGATGCTGGACATGTCTATTACAAGGATTACGCTACAGGTGAATCAGGTGACATCATCAGCCTGATGCAGCAGTACTGGAATTGTTCATTCACAGACACGCTGTGCAGGCTGTATGATGAAACCGTCGGTGATAAAGGTGTGGAGATAACAGGTAGAGACAACAACAGGAAACCCAAAGTTAAGGTCTGTTACAATAAGCCGGATATCCAGGTAAGGATAAGGGAATGGAGACAGTATGACCTGGACTATTGGGCAAGTTATGGAATAAGCCTCAAGTGGCTTAAGTATGCCATGGTATACCCTGTATCCCACACCATCGTCACCAAGACTGAGGAAGATGGAACATTAGTAAAGTATGCTATTCCGTTGGACAAACATTCCTACGTCTATCTTGAGAAAAAGGATGGCATAATACAATTCAAGATATATCGTCCTTTCAACAAAGACGGCTTTAAGTGGTTCAGCAGGATGGACGGTTCTGTGGTGTCCCTCTGGACAAAGCTTCCTGAGAAAGGAGATATGGTATGTGTATGTTCCTCGCTGAAAGACGCTCTTTGTCTCTGGGCTAATGCTGGAATACCAAGCATTGCTGTGCAGGGTGAAGGATACGGAATGTCTGATACAGCAATTGGTGTTCTGAGACAAAGATTTAAGCATTTGTTTGTATGCTTTGACAATGATGCACCTGGGCTTGAAGACGCAAGGAAGTTCAGCGAGAGGACTGGATTTATTAATATTGTTCTTCCTCGGTTTAATGGAGGTAAGGACATCAGTGACCTGATGAAATCCTTAGATGCTGATAAAGACAGATTCAGGGAGATAATGCTTCCGTTATTTAAACCTAAGGTTATAAAAACGCAACCTTTTTATTAAATTTGATTTACAAAATAATGGAAAACCTGATAAAGAAGATGATGATAGAGGAACCCTTCTACGGGTTCCTCTTGACTACTGTGGAAAGGGAGTTCAGCGATGAAGTTCCTACTGCAGCTGTATGCTTTGACACCAACATGAATGCGAGGCTTCTTGTCAATAAAAACTACTTTGATAGGTTTTCAGATACCGAGAAACTGGCTATTCTCAAGCATGAAATGATGCATCTGGCGTTCAAGCATCCTGTGCTGAAGGATTCTTTTCCCGACAATAAGCTGTTCAATATTGCTGCTGACCTTGAGGTAAACAGCTATATCTCGGGTCTTCCTCCCGGAGTACTGCTTCCGTCAGATTATGGACTGGAACCCAGACAAGGCACCTCATATTATTATTCTGTACTCAGTACAAATGGAAATGGTGGCCAGAGACAGCGGGCTGATGATTCTGGAAGTGATGGAAGCAATGACGGCGGCTCCCAGTCAAATGGTTCAGGAAGCCAGCAAAACGGTTCTTCATCACGGAAACCAGAGGGTAAAGATATTCTTGATGACCATTCTTTGTGGGAAACTACTGACAATGTTGACAGGGAATTGGCCAGCGAGCTTATCAACAATAAACTGCTTACTGCTGCAGAGTCGGTAAAAGGTAGGGGTACCATTCCTGGTGAGATGCAAGGTATCATAGCTGACCTCCAGAAACCTCTTAAACGTGTATTTGACTGGAAAAAGATGCTCAGAAGATTCATCGGTAATGCCTATGATGAGAGGAAGAAATCATCAAGACGTAAGGAATCAAGGAGATTCGCTGGTTCCTGCGGAAGTAAACACATGAAGAAAAGTCATGTGCTTGTTGGTATAGACACATCAGGCAGTGTCAGCAATGATGAACTGCATGAGTTTGTCAGCGAACTGACCTATATGTATAAGGCGGGAACTGAGATTTATGTATTGGAATGTGATGCCTTGATACACAAGAAGTACTGGTTTAAACCAGGATGTATTAAAGGTGTTACGGGAAGAGGAGGAACATCGTTTGATCCTGTGGTGAATTATTACAGAGAGCATTACAAGCAGTTTGACACACTAATATATTTGACTGACGGAGAGGCGCCTTATTCACACTTGAAGATTCCACAAGGCAATATGCTCTGGGTGATATCTTCCAGAGGTTCAAAGGGAAAATATCCAGGAAAGACGTTATACATTCCTAAAAGAGACAATTAAATGGCAACAAAAATCAGTATGAAGGAGGCGGAAGACCTCCTTAATTTCACTATAGACAATAACAGGCAACTGCAGGATGCAGGACAAACACCACTTGCAATATCCTTTACAGGAGAACATGGCATCGGTAAGACCAGTCTTGTGGAGCAGGTGGCCAAGAAACGCGGAATGACGCTTACCAAACTTTCTTTGCATGAGCTTGAGGAAGTTGGAGACCTCATCGGTTATCCTGTAAAGGAGTACAAGGTTATTGAGAGGAAGACAGGAAAAAGCGGATGGGTGGCAGCCGATGTACTCAGTCGTGTGGACAGGGAGAAGTTCAATGTCACCAATGAGTCACGTATGGGTTATGCTAAGCCTGCATGGGTGCCGCAGTACAATGAGAACGGATGCATCCTGC